ATTATCCAGACCTGAACCAGAAATATTCAAAGGAATATAGATTCCTTCCTTCTGTTCATAGGATGGTAGAGGTACGCAGCAGCGATGCTGTAGATGTAACCAGGTATCTCTTGGCAGTTATGCCTACTATTACCTTTGAGATGGGCCAGAAGCATGAGATTCTGGTGTATTCCAATCTTCTGGAGGACAAGGCCGCCTGGACCTTTAAGAAAGCCACAGGAGAGAAGTTCACTACCATTGCAAAAACAAGGTGTCCTTTTATGCCTATGTACAACCTCGGGCAGACTATAACCGAATACTCCTGGAGCTGGTCTGATAAGATTAGAACAGTGACCAAGAGGAGTCCTCGCTTGTTTTTGGCAGTTTAGATGCGCTCTACTGCGATCAAATGTATTAGCCTTGTAGTTATAAAGACGAGGTCGAGATCTCTTGTTAGAGCGCGTTAAATCGCTTGACTATGTTAGAGCGCGTTAAATCGCTTGACTATGTTAGAGCGCGTTAAATCGCTTGACTATGTTAGAGCGCGTTAAATCGCTTGACTATGTTAGAGCGCAAGAAATGTGTTTTGGGATGCAGAGTTATTCTTGGATAAAAAAGAGAAGCATATGTACACCCTAGGGAGTCACAACAGTTTTAGTTATCTACCTATTAAGAAATGGTATATGAAATGGGCCAGGCCCTGGGCTCGTTGTCAGACCAAAACCATCGCGGACCAGCTGGCCGAGGGAGTAAGGCATTTTGACATGAGGGTCCGATTTAATAAGGATGGCTCTGTTCGGTTGGTTCATAATTCCATAGAGTTTAAGACCTATAACCTCGAGGATTCTTTGCATTTGATAAATGAATATGGATGCCATATGCGGTTAGCCCTGGATATCAGAAGCAAAGTAGACCCATACCAGGAGAGAATGTTTTTTGAGTATGTTAAAAGGATTCAGAAAAACTATCCGCAGATTAAATTGCATGTTCAAATTGCAGCTCGCGGCTGGACAGATATCCCGGAATGGTCGGCCGAGCCCTTTGAGATTGCAGGAGACTATGTGTCCATGGCGGGTTATAGTATGAAGAACCTAATTAAATACTGGGGCATTCCGGAGCTATATGCCAGATGCAATAACAAGAACATCAAAAAGAAATTCAAAGGAAATTGTTTGTGCATTGATTTTGTTTAATAGAGATATATATACTCCAAAAAATTTGGTTTTGCAACCTCAAAAAATCATAACTACTTGATAATGAACGAATTAATAAAATTCAAAAATAAAAAACGCGCGAAAATTTAGGGGTTTAGAACCTGCGAAAAAAACGCATTTTTTTGTTTTTGAGTGTGTATATAAAAAAAGAGGACTATGCTCACGCACTGTCCTCTTCATTAAACAAAACAAAATAAGAAAGAAATGAAAGAGCAAGAGCTCTTTTTAGAAATATATGGGTGATTCCTCTTCCATATGGACAAAGGAATCTGAGGAATGCAGAACATTGCGCATATCGCTTTCGCCCCATTTTTTTCTTACGAGGTCTTTAATGGCATCTGCTTCCCTAAATACATCTGTGCAATTAGGCTTGCGGAATTTAATGGCCAGGGACTCTCCACTGGACATATAGTCACAAAGAGCATCATAGAAATCCTCTTTTTTGTGCACAGCATATAGCTTCTTGGCCTCGGCGAGGGTTAGCCTCTTCGGCCTGGTCTGCATAACCTCCCAGCCATATTGTTCAAACAATTTAATAATATCCTCAGCTCGGTTAAGGAATCCGGGTTTGATAACTGTGAATATCCAATCACATTTTTTACCAAGTGATTCTTTCAAAAATTCCTGTAAGTTCATTATAAGTTGTTTATAATTGTGTTTCCCTGGAAAAGATTTCCAAGTTGAATTGTTCGTTCCTTACTTATAATATCATCAGCCTTCTCATAAATTGAGCCCGAGGCAGGATTATTTTGGGGAGCATATGGTTTTTGGTCTCCCTTGTTCAGCCCAGTGAGCTTTTTGTGAGGATTTTCGTTCTTCAGCCCTGAATAGGCCTTGGTCTCTGCCCTGGACTCGATAAAGCGCGCTATGGTACTGGATACATTGCCCCTGGCGAGATCCTGTACGGCCTCCACTGTGCGATTGATAGAGAAACCAAATAAATTTCCAAGAACAATCTTAGAGGCCTTATTAGAAATCTTGGTAGTGAGAAAAGATAGGCCCTGACCGAGGAGAGATGCTTTTTGATTAAAGTCAATCCTTGCGGACAGGTCTGCATCAGAGCTCGGGAAATCGAAACCAGTACTACCTTTATCCTTACTGAGGTCCTCCATCTTCTTCCGTAATCTATCTCTGCGCTTGCTACCTGCCTTAGAGGAATTATATTTCCTTACGGCCTCGTTATATTGGTCGTTTTTGGCTCCTTGCTGGCCTAAAACAGCGGTATCTGTGGTATTGCCCAGAGCCTGTTGCGGAGTGGTACCGGACTTATAGGTATATTCATTAGCATCAATGGCCACCATGTCTCCATATTCTCCTATCTGCGGAGCAAATTCGTTATAGGAATATTCCACCACATCATCCACCCAGATAGGGATGGTATATTCCGGTTGGAATCCATCTGTTTCTAAAGAACCATAAGCCTCCGACCCCATGGTATAATCAAACTCACAACCATGAAGTTCAAATACCTTATAAGTAGAAATGTGATGAGCACTCTCATGGGCCCCAACAGGGTTAGAGGAAGCATAGTCCTCAGATTCAAAATTAATCCATTTGGTGGCCGCCCCAAAGACATCTGTTAGCTGTACTCCGTTTTCCTTAGGAGTATGGATGCCCCTGACAGGGGCCTGCATGAGGCAGATGGTCATATCAAATTTCCGAAGATTGGCCGGGACGATTTCCCTCTTGGTTCTCCAGGACCATACTGCGGACCTATAAAGGTCTATCAGGGTTCTAATCCTATTGTCTACTGCATCCGGCAGACATTCTAATGTAATCTTGGCCCGTTCTCCGAACTTAAACTCACCGCCAGCCTGTCTCTTGGCCACTACCGCATCCAATCCCTTTATTCCTTTCCAGTACCATGGGGAGAAGGTGTTGATATTAGAGAGGAGGCAGATGAAGTTTTTGAGGTAGTCTGCTCGCTCAGTCTCCCCGTTCATGGTCAGATAGGACCAGGCAGTAGAGTATTGCCATAGGTTCTCGGCCTGCTCCATCCCTGGTACCTCCCAGGTGGGGTGCAGTAGTCCATAACCGCTTAGCAAGTCACTGGTGGCCTGGGAATAGAAATGGAAAAGGATACGATAGAACTGCAAGCCCGGGGTATCGGCCATGTTAAAGTCATTAGACCTGGTGCCTCCGGCCTGGCGGAACGCCTGCCTATCCTGTAAAATCTGTTTATAGGAATAGGGGTCATATTCGTTATAATTAGCCATATGTCTCAATCAAATCTATTTTTTGTCGGGCTGGTCTGGTGAGGATATACTCCACATCCCATTTCTGGGCCGTCCAGGCGATATAAACTCCGATAACAGTGTATTGCCCGGACACCTGATAGTTGACTCTTAGGTGCAGGTCAGGGTCAGCGATATTGTCCATGGCGCCTATCCAGCCCAGCCCAGGGTCTTCTTTTGAAATCTGGAAGCCTCTTTTGCGGAGGTATTCATCGTTTATATCCAGGTTATCATTGGAATCATACCAAAGAACGCGCACCTGGTCTCCTCGGTTAATACCTAACAACGGTTGGGAGGTGAAGATGGATAGGCGTTCGGAGTTCATTTTTTTAAGGAAGGTATCTCTGTTCTCTCTGGACCTGATCTGGTTATAATCTCCATATACCTCCCCGGTGTATTCCGGATTTAAGAACTCATCTTTATTCACATCCCCATCGGAGCTATAGCTATAGGACCAGGAATGGGTAGCTTCTATATAGGTGCAAGAGGCCTTTGAGGTGCCAGAGGCATAACCACCAGACCCTGAGGTGTGCTGAATATAGTCTTCGGCAGCGAGCTCCGAGCCTGCCATGGTAGGGGCATTAGTGAACAGGGCCAGACTTTTGGTGGGTACCTCAGACTCTCCACTGGCCGTGGCATCCGGCATAAACCCTGACCTAATCCATACCTGCATGTCTTCTTCTCCATCCAAACTCTCAAACCGGTCATACATATTAGCCAGGACAAGGTTGTTCCATAGGTCTACCCATACCTCCTGGACCACATCTTGATTGGCCAGGGATTCCTCTACCTCGTTCATCAACAGGTCCTCATAGGACTCCTCCCTGGCCTGAATATACCTTTTGTCCTCTGTTCCCTCCATATTAGAGGCCAGACCCATACCAGTCTGCTGGGCAATATACTCACATAGCTCATAGGTGCTCTTCTGACCCAAGGACTCATATTTGGTTTGAACAAAGTCCATGACCTTATAAGAGGCCTCTCCCTGGATGGTGTCCCCCACGATATGGATGCTGGTGACATAAAACAGAAGATTAATCTTTCTATAGGTATTGTCATGAGCAGGGAGTATTTGTACCTGTATCTCATTGGACAGGCCAGGTTTGGCATAACGCGCAAAGGAGTTATTGGGGTCTACAAATTCGAATTTAATAGTAGGAACCATCTTGGTCCAGTCCAAGGCAAAAGAGATTAGGTTATCATAATCCACCACCAGTCCATTGAGGAATATGAGAGGAGCCATGATTCCATGAACCCTGGTCTGCATATATTCTCTATTGTACTCCAAGGGATGGCCCACCTGTTCCTCATTAGTGGATAACATGGTGACCTCGTGCTCTGGGAGGACAATTTTTGGTTCTATTTTGGAGGTTATTACTGCCATGTCTCAATAATAATTCTTTGATTTTTTATTATTTGTGTATAGATAACAAAACCATGACCAATCAAGGAAAATTCATAACCTTCAAATGTTATACCAATGATTTGATGATGGCCCAGTCCGGATTGTATGAGCTGGTGCCCTCCAAGTTCATTGTGCTACAGAAAAGTGATAATGCCGGGGAGGAATTTGATAACCACCTCACTGGCCTTGATATATCCAATAATGATGAATATCACAAGACCATCAGAGGAATTATGTACAAAAATTTCACGGCCTCCGAGAAAAATGGCAATGTTCAAACTACTATTCAGCAATGTGCCTTTGGTGGAATCATCAGCTCCGGGGACGTTAACATGCTCTCCCATGATTTCGTGGAGGGGGTGATGTTCAATGAGGTATATGTCCATGTCAATGGAGAAGATGCCATGAACAGGACTGTTATGCTATCTAATCCCTCTACTAATTCCGACTTTAGTACACTCGCCAAACCCTGCTTTGAGCGGAAGACCGGAGAGACTGGTATATATAGCCGTGGGGTGAAACAGGACAGGAACACTCCGGACTATTTATTTGAGTTCGATGCAGTCCTCGTCCTCTATAATGTTTGGAACAAAGTGGATAAAACCTTGAAGTATGCAGATGTTCCTATGGGTATATATGAACTGAATGCTAAGCAGGTCCTCTATATGACCAAAGAGTCTAACTATGGATCAGGTACCTCCTGGGCTACTCGTATCTCTACGGCCATGCCTTTTATAGGGAGCAGGGCTGCGGTGCAGGCCGAAGACCAGTCCACCTCCTACCATACTATGATAGCAGCCATATCAAAACTGGGAGAATGTGTGGCCAATATGCAAGAGATTGTGGCTACCAAGGCAGGAGAGCTGGAAGAGACCAAGGCTCGTTTTGCAGAGTTCAAAAACAATAGGCATGTTAATGTACCCTATATAGTAGGCAATGCCTGGTATGTCAATGGGCATTATGTCAGCCCTGCTATAATCACAACATAAAAAAAAGGATGACCAAAAAGTCATCCTTTTTTGTTTAGGCTTGTTTGAAAATAGGTTTGATATTAACCTTCTTCAGGGTACCATCCTCAATCTCAAACGGAGGTAGGTGCTGGAACTGGCCCACTGCATCATTATACTCCAGGGTCTCGTCCATGGTATCAAAGCTAACCTGGATGGGCATGCCCATGGTATAGTTCACCAGTTCGTCTGCAGGCTTCCTAATCATACCTGTGATGTTCAGTTCAGGAATCTCCACGAATACCCCACATTGCTTAGAGCTATTGATGACCCCGGTTACCTTGGCCTCGAACACCTTTTGGCTGAACTCCTTCCAGGCTCCCTCCTGGTCACACCACATAGAATGGATTTCCATCAGTTTCAGGTTACCCTGGTGTTGTAGCAATCGTTTCACCGAGCATACCACGCTACGGCTACCATTTGGACCAATAGAGGAGGAAAGAATCATGGCCCTAACTGCTTGACCCTCATATTGCTCAAAGTCATCTGTGATATTTAAGCAAATCTGTGAGCCAGGAATAAAGGCATCCAGCTCATAGTCATCTCCTAAGAAGTTAGAAATGCCATTGAGTACCACATGACCCTTGAAGCCCCCGCGAACCATATGAAGGTTCTTTACTACTACTGAAGGAATCTCTCCGTTTACAATGTTCTGGCGCCAGGGCTCCGAGGTGATGGCATTCAATTCCTTTTCGACCATAGGACCAAACAGGTCTACCATTACTCGGTTAGCATTCACATCAATCACGCGAGCCTCTAAGGATTCTGCAGGAACATGCTCTCTCATCTTCTCATAGTGATAGAAGTTGTTTCGAGTCTCAATGACCTGCTTGGTGGCACTGCAATCAAATGTGGTACCGGACTTGGTGATAGAGGCGATGCGTAGTGGAATCATCTGACCCACTCTGAGCTCTGTAGGAGTCTGATTAACTCGCTCGGTCAGGTCCTCGCTCACATTGGTTCCATAAGCCTTATTAAAGGCCTCGGTGATGGTTAGATTAGCATAAGCCTTGGTGTGCATCTTCACGGCATCAGTAGGCTTGTAATAAGGTTTACTGAGGTCAATTAATTCTACATCTTGATGGTTCTTACGACACATCTCGATAATCCCCCAGACAGATAGGTCCGGCTTATAAACAGGATCCCTTGGTTTTCCGCGTTTTTCAATGCGCGGGCGTTTTGTTTTATTATCTTCCAATGTTGTATATGTTTAGGAAGTTAGATGAAGGTGCACTCTTCCGGCTCTATGCTAAAGGAATAAGTTCCCTGGGGTGCGTTATATCCCGTATCCTTCTTGAAGAATATAATCAAAAATTCAGGAATGTTTAGTATCCTCTCGCAATGCATCTACTATTAATGTGCGAGTTTTTTCATCCCGGAGCAAAGTTTGAACAAGATGAGTGTTCATGTCCTCATATTGTTGGAGTTGTTGTTGTTGAGCCTGGTTAGTGACTTTGCATTCCTGCAGTTGCTGCTCACTGGTCTTTAGCTGCTGCTTAAGATTAATAATTTGCTCAATCAATTCTCCCTTTGTTAATGTTGCCATAGTGTTTCTTTCTTGTTTTGTATTTATATATCCCCATGGATACCCAATCGTTTAGCAATTTCCATGGTTATTTGCGCTCTAACAAGTTCAAATGTATATCCTTTGTAGTTGTAAAGACCGGATTGAGAACTCATTGTAGAGCGAAAAACAAGGTTGAGACACCTTGCGTGTATCATAAATCGCTTGACTATGTAAGAGCGCGAAATTCCCAGGTCATGGTACCTGAATCATAAATCTTCAAATAAGGTAAAGAATCCATGATTTGAGACTCTGTGAGGTGCTCGGTATCAAATCCCATTTTTTTGAGATTGAATTTATTAAAGGAATACCTGTGATATCTTTTCATATCATATCCTATATACCAGTAAGAAGACTTGTTTTGCTTTGTAAGCTGAAATCCCAGGGCCTTATAAACTCCCCCAACAGAGATATCATTGGAGCTATAGGAGATAACTCTATCTGGGTGGTATTTACGAAGGAAGAATTTGAATAGCTTCCCTGCTCCACCAATCACATGACTTTCTCCCGAGCAATACCTCACCAGTTCCCAGGGTTTCACTTTGACCTTTCCTATTCCTTGGCGCTGCTTGCCAAATGTCATCACGCTCACCAGTTCCTCCCCATGGAACAGTCCTATATGAATGGACGCAGGAGAGGCACCCTGGATATGGTATTTATTGCAGAATGCTCGAGAGTCCCTCACAGGTATCTCTTTCACTGTACATTTTCTGGCATATATACGTTTATCGTAAATCCCAAGCTTGGACCGAATGAGGTTTTTACATTTCTCCTTATCATTCAGCCACCAGTCCTCCCAGATGGTGATGAGCTGGATTCCTGCATCAAAACAATCCTTCCACTTCTGATAGTGATAGGAGGGGGTTTTATATTTTGCGGAATGCCAATAACATCCATTAAACTCAATGGCTATCTTCTTTTGCGGGATATAGATGTCCAGTTCCCTTCCCTCGAGGACATCAGTATTTTTCTCGCAGGCCAAACCAAGGGATTGTATATAATCCCGGAGTTCTTTCTCTGGCCAAGATTCATTGTCATTAATAGGATGGAGGATGGTGCAGGTTTCCTTATTATGTTTGTTGCGGTCATAATAAATCCCACTTGGGATAATATATTGTTTTTCCTTGCATTTTGCACAGCTATCAGGATGAGGACATTTGCAAACCCAGTCCATATCCTCAGTATATTTCAGTACAAATGGTTTGGTGATCTGCAGGGTACTGAGATATGTGTCTCTTGATTTTTTCCGGTTATTGTAATTCTCATCCCCATATCTTTTCAGGCAGGTTAACTTGGCTTTTTCTCTTGCGATTGAGCGAGCCCCTGGATTTTCAACTCCATATCTTCGCAAGTTTGTTTGATTAATCTTCTGTTTAACTACATCACTGGCACCAGGATATTCCACTCCATATCTCTCTAAATTGGTTTGTTTAGTCTTTTGTTTAACCACATCACTGGCAATGGCATATTCTACTCCATATTTCTCTAAACATGTAGCTTTAGACTTTTGTTGAAACTCTTTGGCTTGCCTGGGATTTTCTACCCCATATCTCTCTAAACATGTGGCCTTAACTTTTGCTTTTTTAACGGGGTCTTTTGCAGAACACTTACTACCACAGTACCTTCTATAACCATGTTCTATGCTGTTAAATGTAGTTGGCTTACCGCACATAATACAATTATGAACCTCGCCAGGATGGATGTAGTTATATAACTTCTCTCCAAATTTAGAGCCGAAGCATTTCATAATTAGTTCATAATCCCTGGGATAATTCTTCTTAACAAAATTGGGATTACCCCATTGTTTTATGTTCCTTAATATCTCATCCTCTTTCATAACCTGATAATATAAAAAAAGGAGGTCTAAAAAACCTCCCTTTGAAGTGTTATTTTACAAGACTCATCCATTCCTCATAGGAAATGTCTTGGGTAAATCCATTGGGCGTACCTTTGACAATCAAAGAAATGGCATTATGTGGATGTAAACTCTCTGCGTGCGAGCATAATACCTTATAGTCTTTAACCCCAGGGATTTTCTCACACATATCCGCAAGGATTCTAATGGCATCCTCCACAAATTTTGTATGGGCACCATTGAGCTCAGCGAAACTCTGTTCATCTTCTCGCTTCACGAATGTCTGCACCTCAGTCTTCAAAGCCTTCCTACAGTTCCATATCACATCCTCGATCCAGATCATCTTGTCAAACTCCAGACCTATGCGTGCCACAGAGCGCTGGCTATGAGGGATTCCATATTTACCACGTTCATAGGCTGCATGTTCTGATAAGGCTGTGGAACAAGGACAAGCTGAGCTATAGGTAAAGTCGACAAACATATGCTTGGTGAACTTACCAGCCCTATCGAGGTTCACATCAAATACCACATCATAATAATGCCAGGCACCATTCAGAGACCCATCCTCCTTTCGGCTACGCAAACTGGTCTGCCACATTCTATAAGGGAACTTGAGGATGATATGAGCATCAAAGGTCTCGAGGTCCTTTTTATAATTAGTGAGGACATCACATAAACGATCAATACTCAGAACATCATCAATGCTGTTATAGGCGGTGCGGATGATACGGCTCATATTAATGCCTGCCTTCTCGGCTTCCAAAGATACAGTTCCCGATACCGAGGCCTGAACTTCCTGGTGGTCACCATCTTTTTGAATGACACGTAATGGCATTAAGAAATTAGAGATACCAACCATGTTGATTGGAATGTGAATAGACGAACCTGAGGTATTCTGAAGGTCAGGCATAGATTTAAGATACTCTTTTGATGGGCGGAAACTCGCATCGTATACACGGGAGAGCTCGGCTACCTTGATTTCTTTGTTCATAATTTTTTATTTAATTCAAAGTGTTTGTAAATTCTTTTTGCGAGGGTCTTTATATCCTCTTCATCCTCCTCGAAGTTTTCCTCTAATATAAAGGTCTCCATCTGTCCTTTTTGTTTGAAAGAATCGCTTAATAGGTCAGTATAACTACCTTGTTGTTCTCTTTCTGGGCAAACCACCTCGATGAGATAACCATTCTTGGAGAGAATATACTCTGCTTCTGCATTGGTTTTAACGTCCGTGAATATAATAGTGGTGGTAGGGTCGTTAACATCCTCTAACTTATTTTTCATCCACGAACTGGCCACCTTGGTCCAGATATCCGCACCATAGGCTCGCTTGATGGTTTCCCCGTAGTAGATGATAAATTCTTCGATGGCCATGGCGGGCTTATTGGTAACAGTGGAATAAGTATTATGATTCACTATGGTATAACCTTCAGACACCTCTTCTACTACCTCCATGGTGTCCATGAGGACGAAATATCGGCCGGGATTCTTCTTCCATTCCAGACCAAAGGTCGAGCCACACAGGAGCATGGCCTGGTCCTCAATTTGCGAAGCGAAAGAAGTGATACAGGTATGACTGGAGCTGACAGGTTCAGCCTGATGGCGGATATAGCAGACCTTGTCGCACCAGGCAGCATTATCTACAATCCTACCCTGTTTCTCGTGGGTCAGGTCCTCAAGAACGGAACCTAAAAGCCATCCGAACTTGTCGCGTCCCACCCCTCTTTTACCAGTGATACCTATATATCTCATATTTTTTCGTTGTTGTTTCATGAGTAATATACAAGATTTTATGCCTCTGTTGAGGGTTCCTCAGAGGAATTATTAGCGCCTTTATTTTTCCATATGCTGGCTACGCTATCCACACCCAGTAGACTGGCACCGGTAATCATATAAGTATCCATGATACTGGAAATGTTCGGGGTGATACCCTCATGGGCCACCCCATATATAAGGCAACCAGTAGTAACCAGCACCATCCAGATACCCATTAGGCGCTTGGAGGAAAGAGAGCCTTTTGATGAAGAAAGAACAGATTTAACTGCTGATTTGATGTTATTCATTTTTATATAGTTAGAACTTTACATAACAATAATAAAAACAGGCCTATGCTCCCGCACTGGCCCGTATATCAAAGTCTAACTATATATTAAAAGGGGATATCCCCTGTGTCTATTTCATCTTCCTTGGTGAGATTAGCAAAGGTGCTGGTGGTTACCGAGATGGCATCTGCCATGAAGCCTGCGAGGTTATAATTGAATCCCTTCATAGGATTGAGGAACTTGTCGTCCCTGGTCTGCCATAGAAGGTCGACTTTCTCTAATGTTATCTCTTTCTTTTTATTTGGTCGGCCCACCTTTACGATGCAGCGGAATATGTCCTCGAACACCTTCATCATTCGGCCAATGGTAACTGTGGCTGTACCTATCTGTACCTCGTCCTTGCTATCATTGGTGGCATAAGATTCACAGAAGTTCTTGATAAACTCATTCTTCTCTCCTACCTGGCATATGCCATTCTCGTGGTCATCTAAAAACTCATCTATTTTGGCCATATAATCCTCTATCGGCCAGTCCAATCGCTCCTCGTTTCTGGCCTTGGTGAGGTTGACCAGGGCCCGGATGCGGTTTACAGCAGCCAGGTTATAGGACCCACAGGACCTGCGACAGAAATCAAATATCTCCCGTACCTCCTGAGGTTCATATTGCTTATTTAGGCTTAGGAACATAGGGGTGATGCGCTCGGCAATCTCTATGGATTTAACCAGGATGCGGTTGTTCTTCTCATCTACCTCCCATTTGGTTCTGGATTTATAAAAGTCCATATGTCCCTCCATGGCTGTGCGGAAGGCCTCTATATGGGTAGAGATGAAATCCAAGAACTCTGCAGTCAGCTCAGCCTTCTCCTTGGTATACTCGTCCGCGGAGTTCTTAATCATGTCCTTGAGATTGCTGAACATCTCAGCTCCCTCTATCTTAAACTCCCCCAGATCCCGAGCTCGTAATGAATAACCATAGGCCTCCATGCCCTTCATGAATACTGGGAGCTGTTGCTGATAGTCTCGGACCTTATGTTCAAATTGCACCAGTTTATAGGCCAGCTCATTGATATGGTATTTCTGGGTTATTGGGTCAAATTCAATATAGTTATTTGAGGATAAGATGCTGGATACCAATGTGTTATACTTTGTTATTATAGGATTTCTTTCAAGACTTGCATTACAGATTCTCAGAATGCTGTGCATGTCCTTTATCTCTTCCTCATCCAGTTTCATATCCAGAGGTTTATACCTATCAATGTATCTCGGATTGCCATCAGCATCTGCCTTGGCGATATAGAGTTGAATGAGCAAGTCATTATTTCTTAATCGGT